GCCTGCCGCTTGCGCTTGTTCGGGTTTCGGCACCAGGCGAGGAATTTGCTGTCGGTCATGGCATCAACTCCTCCATCAGCACTCTAAAAGCCCGCTCTGCGGTGGCTGGCACAACTCCATTGCCGAGCAGTCGCAGCTCATCGGTGCGATTGTCTGTGGAGACGTGCAGGACGGCATCGTCCAGCCGACCGGAAGTCCTTGCAAAACTTCGACCCATCTTGGATTCAATCGCATGGCAAACCCTTGGCGGCTCCCACTCGTATTGCTGCTCGCCGGGGCGGCTTGGCCATAGTGATGCACTGCATCGCACAGCATCGGCTGCACCTTCTTGTCGCCTCGATATGCATTGCACGGCGACCGATACTCCTTGTTGGGATTCTGGATCTCGTTGGCGTTCGGTGTCGGCCAATTCGCCGCATCCTTCACCACCGCAGTCCCCAAGTTGGGATTCTGTCGATTGCCCTGGGTCGGCCCGGAATCCTTCCAGTCCCGCGCATTGGCTGTCGGCCAGTTCTGCACTCCAACTACCGCTGACGCCAAAGTCGCTTGGTGCGTCTTGCCATCGCCGCGAGTTACTACCTCGCCATGCTTGTTGGTTCGCTGCTTGAGATGAAAGGTCTTCTGGCGTGCAACCTCCTCGACTGTCGATGAGCCTTGGCCAGAGATGTGCGCCTGCGTTGTTCCCATCGTAGGCCAAGATAAAGACCCGCTTCCGCTGGTGAGGCGCACCGCATTCACTCGCTGACGCCACGCCCCACGTCGTTCGGTAACCCATTCCTGCCAAGTCTTGCAGCACGTCGGGAAGCCCAAGGCTGATATGTCCCTCGACGTTTTCAGCGAAACAGACACTTGGTCGCATTGCAGCAATTCCGGCTGCGATAAACGGCCAGAGGTGTCTTGGGTCTTCGGCGCCGAGTCGCTTGCCGGCGGCTGAAAACGGCTGGCATGGATATCCGAAAGAAAGGATGTCCACGCGGCCGTGAAACTCGGACCATGGGAAGGTTTTAAGATCCGTCCAGATAGGAGCTGCGTCCAAGAGTCCCGCTTCCATTTTAGAGACCAAGTTCGCGCAGGCGAAGGCTTCGATCTCACTAAAAGCGATTGTGCGCAGGCTTGGGATTGCTCGTTTAAGTCCGAGATCAATGCCTCCGTATCCGGCACAAAGGGAGACGTGTGTAATTGGCGAGGCAGAATCCACATCTACTCTCCTCCCTTCCACCGTCTCGAAGCCTCAAGGTATTGGTAATAGGCCGCATTGATCGCGTCCTCGTCCTTTTCCCCGCCCTGCGCGGGCAGGCAGTAGAACAGCCGCTTGCACAACTCCCTCGCCTCGTTGCGCTCTTTGGCCAGACGCAGGATGGCGCTGTCGATGGTGTGGGTGCGGGCGCTCATTTTGACGCCCCCCGAATTGCACGAGCTATTTCGTTGCAACCATAAATGATTGCAGCAGCAATTATTGCGCTCGGAATCTCCTCTTCATTATACCAATCATATCCTGACTGTTTGCCCTTTATCTTGCGTAAGCACTCATCGATAAAATGCGTGGTATTCGCGGCCACCTGTTCGTCGCGTATTATATTTCTCACGCCGCCCTCCTCTCCCTGTATTCTTCCGGCCGCGGGTCATACCCCTTGCGGAAGCGCCACACCGCGCACATCTGCGTGAAGGCATGGTAAGCCTCCACCAGCCGCGTCTTGTCGTGCTTCACCACCTCCATGCGCCCCGGCTCCGTGCTCGAGATGAACAGATTGGCCGCCAGCACGCGGTCGAGATACTCGGCCCCGAAATGCGTGGCCGCGTAGGCCGCGAGTTGCAACGTGTGCTCATCGTAGGCTTCGACCTTCTCGTCGGGCTTGGTCTTCTTTGTCTTGAAGTCGAGGATGCCCATGTTCGGCGCATCGTTCGGCCCCCAAGTGAACAGCGCATCCACCCGCCCGGCAAAGCCGTGGATAGGATTCACCAGGACAATCTCCGAATGCGTCACGCGGATGCCCTTCTCGCGCATCCACGCCACCACCGGCTTCACAAACGGCTGAATATCCTCCGGTGCCACATCCGCGCTGCCGCGAATGATGTTCTCGATCGCCGCATGAATCCGGCTGCCCAGATCGGCCGCCTCACCCACCTGCGTCATCGCGTGCTCGATGGCCCGATCCGCAAACCGATCTAGCGGCTCCTCGCCTTGGGGCGGAGGCACGGCCAAAGCCGCCTTCGCCGCCTCCCGCATCTTCCACTTCGTCAGTTGCGGTTTGTCCAACAGGCCGATGATGTTGGTCACACTCGGCAACAAGCCCATCTTCTTCGCGTCACGGATCGTCGTATTCCGCACGCCGTCACCATCCTTAGTCGGCACCGTGTGGCACGGCTTGCCGTCCAGCTGATACCAATGACTTCCGCTTTGCGGAGCCTTCGTTATAATCGCCATTGCAATCTCCTAGGTTGCGGGGCGGGGCGCTTGAGGATTTCCGTCGAAAGTCGTCCTCGATTGCGCTCCCGCCCCTATTTCCTCAGAACGGGTCGTTGCCGTCTTTGGCCGCCCCGAGAAACTCCAAGTCCGAATCATCCGACTTGGCCGATTGTCCGCCGACATTGGCGAACGCATTGACCGCAGGCACCTTGTCCGCGTAGTCCTCCAACACCGGGGCGATCCCCGTGATGTTGTTATACGTCTTGCCGTTGCGGGCTTCCTCGGCCGTCACCGTGATCTGTGCGCCGCTGCCCTTTAGCGTCTCAGTGTCCAGACCCGGCTTCGGATTCTCGCCCGTCCACGCCTTGAGGAACTTGGTCAGGTTGGCCTTCGGGCCGCCCGTGATCTTCATTTCCTTCGTGGCGATCTTGTGGAGTTGGCCGCTCTTCGTCTTCACGCCGAAGACAAACCGCGTCACGTCCACCTTCTCCATCTCCTCCGATTCGTATTTCTTGCGATCAACCCCGTAGAGGTCGAGCACGTCCACGCAAACCGCGAGGTAGGTTCCGGCCGGCGGCGGCGGCCCCATGTCCGCGAGTCCGCTGCCACTGCTTTCAGGTATCTTAGCCATATGTGTGTTCTTTCCTTTATTGGTGCTTAGTTAGATGCAGCGATCCGGCGCACCAGGCATCTCGCTGTTTTGCCCGTGGCGAAGTCGCTCGACTTCCTCCCGCAAGGCCAAAAGTTCCTTCCACATCGCCACGTAGTGATGCGCGCAAACAAACGCGCACCACTTCCACCCGTTGCGCTTCCAAAAAACCGCCGGCTGCAAAGCCGGATGCGCGTCACGCTCGGCTTGGAGCAGATAGGATGGCGAAAAAGTTTCAGTCCGTTTGACCTCCACATGACAAGGCAGATCGGTCACGACATCCGGCGAGTCATTGCCCCCTGCAAACTGCTGACCACGCCTGGCGTCGAATCCATGCTCGCGCAACAGTTCGCAAAACTCGCGCTCCCCGCGCTTCCCCTTTTCTCGGCTCATCCGACTCATCCCCTTGCCTCCTTGGCCACCGCCTGCGTCCACCCGACTTGATCCCAAGCAGCGTCGAGCGCCGTGTTCGTGAGCCGATCTTTCGCCAACTCAGCAAACATTTCATTGACCGAGCCATCCTCCGGGAACCGGCCCGTGATCGTGTCCAGCCACTCAACCGCCCAAAGCAAAGCCGCCCGCGCCTCGTCTCGCTCACGTTCTAGCCGCTCAATCTGGTCACACGCAGCGTTAATCGCCTCGCCGACCACCTCCGGGCAAGGTTGCTCAAGCGTTTCATCCCCCCGCCGCCAGCGGTTAAACGTACGCAAAAACGCCACGGTTTCCGAAAAATGTGGCGACGGCTCAGGTCGCTCTGCCCCGGAATTTCCAGCACAGCCCTCAGTGACCGCCGCCAAAGCGTTATCCCGCTCCCTCTTCAAAACCTTCTGCTCCTCCTCGAGCACCGCAATGCGTGCATTCGCCTCTTCCAGCTCGGCCATGTGCCGAACGACCGAATCGGCCAGCGAAGTCATCACGGCATCGGCGTGCCGCTCAAATTCAATTTTGCCCAGCGTGTAGTCGCTCATATTTTTTTCTCCCTCTTCGCATCAATCGCCCTCGCTGCATCGAGCAGCACCAGCGCATCGTGATAAGTCGCCGTGCCTCGGCAAACCTCCGCCACCAACAGCACGCAGCCGGTGGCAAAATATGAACGGCGAGAGCGAGCAGCGCAGGTAACCACACCTTTTTTACTCGCCTCGCCGGTCGCAGGACGGCGAAGGGTGTTAGTTCCCCGCTTCCGCCGACCAAACGAGAAAGTCGGCTTGCCGAGGAATCCCTTCGTGCTCCGTGTCTGCAAAGTTTTTGTCATTTCCAGAAATTCGTAAGCGCCCAAGTGAAGGCCATCCATGCGGCGGCGATAAGGCCGAGCGCGATCAGAGCCGGGTCGGGTGCGTGCATGGGCGTGTGGTCAGTTGTTAATCACGTGCTTCTTCGCCATCGCAGCGGCGATAGCCACGCGCATGGCCTCGCTTTCCCGCGCCCCGCGCGTTAATGCGTCCGCGATCCGCCGCGTTTGCTGCCACGCTTGCAGCGAGCACAGGCCGAAATAGGTCGCCACGAGGGCCGACACGACCGACAGCACGCAAAGAACGACGCTCACTTGCTCGCCCTCCGTTTGCGCTTCGGAGTTTTAGTCAACTTCGGCAGTTGACTCATCTCCGCCAGCACGCCGTTAACCCGACGATCCGCGAGCACGCGCTCAATCCGCCGCCCCGACTTCCTCCCAGCCTCGAAAGCCGAGAGATACAAAAGGCCAGCAAACGCCACCGCCCCGCCCAACATTGCAATGATTGTTAATGTGTCCATGTTATCGAGTGATCTCCTGCTGGAGCTTGTTTCCTCGGGCGACCAGAACGCGCTCCACGTCGTTCCAGTCGAAAAGCCATTGCTTGCCAACCCGCATGGCGGGAATGCGCTCTTGCTGCGCCATCCGTTGCACCGCCACCCGGCCCACGTGCAGCCGCTCGGCCAGTTGTTCGCTTGTCATGAGGGTTTTCATTTTTTCCGTTTGCGTTGAACCGTCTGACGGTTTGAAGCGCAAAAAATATCTTCCAGTTTTTTTATTACGTGCGGAGAAAACCGACGACGCTCTGCTGCTGCTTCCTTCGCAAGATCCTCGGCAAGTGCGAGGGGAAACGAAATTGTTTTGCGTGTGACTGACTGCATCTTGTTGGTGTTTTAAACACCAACCGTCAGACGGTCAAGCAAGTTTTTCAATTATTTTTTGGCCGAGTGTTTGAACGTGGTGTTCGTCCGCAAAAACTCTCGCGCCGAAGGGTAATGGCTTGCCATTTCGGCAATCACCGCACGTGTGAAATCACCGTGATATTTTTCATCGGCGACCCGCTGAATATCTGCCGCCAAACTGTCTGGAAATGGGATCGTCTTGCGAATCCTGTTCGCCGCTCGATCTCGTTTTTGTTTCGGTTTCTTGTTCATATAGGCAACCGTCATACACAATATGACGGTTTTCAATGGGCACTATACCCCATAACACCTGTTCAGGCGTAAGTCCCTCATTTTCTGCAACATATAATATCATTTTTATAACAAAGTCGTCTTTCATGCATGAAGAATAAACCTTGGTTTAGGACATCCACAGTCTCACCCCTCACCTTACAGCCTCCAAAACGCCTCAGCCTCTTTTGCCTTCACCGCATGGCCATAGACATTGCGAACCATCGCCTCGCTCCCGTGGCCCAGCTCTAAAGCCACCACGCCGGCCGACTTTTCTCCCGCCAGCAAGTAACTTGCAAAGGTGTGGCGAAGCGTATTTTGCGGCAGCCGCCAGCCCAAGTGGTCAAAAAGTTTCCGCCGGTGCACCCTCAAGTTGCGTTCATTGGCCGGCCACACCTTGCCCTTCACTCCCTTCGGCCACCACCGCAGGAACGCATCACGCAACCGCACCGTCCGGCGCGGGATGCCCGTAGTTTTTTTCGAGTCGTAAACGACCAGCTCCCTGTCCTCGAGGCTGATCCAATCGGCCGTCGCTTCCATCACCTCGCACGTCCGCAGCCCCGCAAACATTTGCAGCACCATCACCGCGCGCAGTCTTCCCTCCGAAGCCTCGAGCAACTGGCGGCACTTGTCCACCGGCAACACTTCCATCGCTTTTTTCTTCCCCCCCTGCACCTCCGACCCCAGCAGCCGGTTGCGTTCAAGCAGTTCACAACGCACGCACCAATTCCAAAAGCCCAGGCAATACCGCCTCGCTGTGGCTCGGCTCGCCGCCGCCTCCCATTCGGGACGATTCACCCACTTGTTAAACTCCAATACCGACACCGAATTAAGCAAACGGGGGCCAAACGCCGCGCGGATCTTCCCCGCATACCACAGCATCGTGCGCCGATGGCGTGGCCCCACCTCCGCCTTCGCCTCGAGGTAATCATCCAGCGCATCCGCCACCGTCACCCCCTGCACCGGTTCCATTCGACCTGTCTCCCGCACATTCCTCCGCGCCTCCGCGATCCAGACTTGGGCGGCCGATTTTGTTTCAAAAAACTTCCGTTTTCTTGCCCCCGCAAACGTCAGCGGCACGTTCACCCGCCACATTTCGCGGCCATTCTTATTTACTCTGGAGATTTTCATTTTGCCTTCTTGGTGCCCTTGGTGCCCTTTTTTAGGGCACCAACGTGCCTCAAGGTGTCTCATCGTGCCGAAATAGTCAAGACACAGAAAACCCGCGAAGCCTTATTTTATCGGCATTCGCGGGCTTTTTTAGAGTAAGCCGGCAGTCGGGCTCGAACCGACGACCTGCTGATTACAAATCATACTTTTCTCTCTGTCCAAATAGGGCTGGTGCCCTCCGGTGCCCTACCCCTTGTCGTCTGATTTTCAATCAGCTGTTTTATCAGCAGGTCGGCATTTTTAAGGCCAAAAATATGACAATGACTTTGACACGTCCGGCGGGGCGTGGCCGCGATTACCCGAAAGTGGAAGCGATTTTTGGCGGTGTCTTGCACTCATGGTCATGAGGCGGATCGGCGGGCTTTGGATGCGATGTTGAAATTCCGCGCGGCGTATAAGCCGCACGCTTGTTTGCATCTGGGAGATTTTACGGACATGGCCGCGTTGCGCTCTGGTGCGCGGCGGGATGCGGATGATCCAGACCGCGCGTCGAACATTATGGACGATTTGCTGGCCGGGCTTGGCTTTCTTCGGGAGCTTGAGCCGACGCACATTAACATGGGCAACCATGAGGATCGGCTTTGTGGTCTGACGCACTCGGGCAATGCCGTGGTGAGCTATGCGGCCAGTCGGGTGCTCGGGGAGATCGAGGACACGGCGAAGGCGATGAGGGCCAAGCTGCTGCCTTACGATGGCTTGCGTCCCTCGGCCTGCACACAGTTGGGCGACACACTCTTTTTGCATGGGGTGCTCTACAATGTGTCCGCCGCCCGCGATCACGCCGAGGCGCTGGGCATGAACTGTGTTTTTGGTCACACGCACCGGGTAGCCCAAGAGCAGGCACGCACGCAGCGGCCTGTGGTTGGCTACAATATCGGTTGCGGCATCCGGCTTGATGTCGGCTATGCCAAAAGTCGTCGGCAAACCCTTGGCTGGGCGCACGGTTTTGCCTTTGGCGAGTATTGCGACACAGCGACCACGGTCAACCTCGTCACGCTCTCCCCGCACTACCGGCTGCCGCTATGAAAAAGAAACCCGTCAAAGCCGATGCAGATTTGGCCGAGTGGTGTCGCGTGTTGGGGGCTCCGGCCGTTTGTGCTGAATCCGTTCCGCCGGGATGGGCGACTATCGCGGAGCTTTCGGAGAAAATGAGCAAGAGCATCCCGCAAGTTTCCGTTTTGATGCGGCGCGCCTTAAAGCGCGGCGAGGTGGAGAAGAAGAAATTTCGCATCGTGACCGGGCGCGGGCCGTTTCCTGTGCCGCATTACAAAAGGGTAAAATGAAACTTCGCCGCGAGCAGAACCACGACCTGATCGTTGCGCTCGATGCGGTGTGTTTCCCGGCAGATGAGAGGGTGAAGCCCGAGGAAAGTTCGTGGTGGGTCGTTTGTGACGAGGGGGCGACGGTGGCCTATGCGGGTCTGCGTCCTTGCCGGGAGCCGTTCAATCGCGGGCTGGCGTTTCTTTCACGGGCGGGCGTGTTGAGTTCGCATCGTGGGCGCGGGCTGCAAAAGCGCATGATCCGCGCGCGGCTGCGGGAGGCGCGGCGGCTCGGGATGCACGAGGTTGTGACGTATTGCGTGCCGGAGAACCTCGCCTCGGCCAATTCTTTGATCGCCTGCGGCTTTCGCTTGTATCGCCCGGAGCATCGGTGGGGCGGCTCGGCGGCGTTGTATTTTCGCAAGACCTTAAAGACACAATGAGCACAGCATTAGACAAACAGGTCGCCGGTTCGCATTACAAGGGCATGGCTATTCAGCCCGCCGAGTTTTGCCAGCGCAACCGCCTCCCCTACCTCGAAAGCTGCGTCGTTCGGTATATCTCGCGGCACGGGCAAAAGAACGGGCGGCAGGACATCGAGAAGGCCATTCATTGTTTAGAACTGCTGCTGGCGATTGAGTATCCTTCGGCCAACCGTAGTGTCTAAAAAACACGTGTTTTTGAACACGTTGCAGGAACGTGTTTAATTCGCGCCGTTGTTAATTAAGCGCGGCTCTATCTGCCGCCGCCAGACCAAACATTCCCGCTCGGGCGCAAGCGGGTAGAATGTTGTCGCCCTGTGGCGATTTAGACCCGCTCGGGAATGTTGCCGAGCGGCGACACGTTGCAAAATGTATTACTTTGTGTGCAGAAGCATACAGTTTGCCACAAGTTGCGGATGATGGGCGCGCGTCAAACAGACCATTTTCGTGACGCCACGAAAATGATGCCATCTACCGAGGAATCCTCGGTAGCTCAATGAAGCCATGAGAAAAAGGGCGGGGCCGGGCTTTGAACCCGCATCGGGCCGACAGGCGGCACCCCGCCAAGCTACGCCACGCGACCGAGCGGGTATTTCTGACGTGCCTCGGCAAGTGACAAACCGATAGGACGCTCGAAGTGAGGGCGATCGACAATGCTTTTGAAGTCCCCTCCCCAGCGGAGGCCGAGTTCTTTGCCGATGCGACCGGCGACGGCGTAGGCAGGATGCTCCCACACGGGGTTTTTGTCGCCTTGGAAAAGGGTGAGGTCGTAGGCAAGGCCAAAGTTGTGCCACGAGCTGCCGGGCTTGGCGTTTGTGACCTTGGGGCCGGGGGCGGTGCGGCCTTTGGCGTAGAGGGCGGCTTGTTCGGTGAAGGTGCGGGTGCCGCTGGTGATCTTGAATGTGTAGCCCTCGGCGGCGAGACAGCGCAAATGCTCTCGGGCGAGCTTGGCCGTGGTCGGATCAAGCGTTGCGAGGTTCCGCTCGCTTCGCGGGTCGGCTTGCCACTCGCTTGCTTTTGCTTCGCTGCTCGTCGGCGCGGCGATGGATCTCTCCGTGGATGAGGTTGAGGAGGTCGGCGAGGTCGCCGGTTGGCCATCCTGCGATGGCCTTTGCAAGAGTTTTAGGAACCATGTGAGGAGCTTCACCTTTTGAAATGCCCGGAGATTTTTTGCCCGTCCTGCTCGGCAGAGAGGACGGTTTTGCCGTCGCGCTGGCCGATAGAAATGGTCGTGTCGGCGTTGGCGACGGAGAGGCCGAAATTCACGGCGTCCCATCCGGCGCAGCCGGTGAGCGCGAGGGCGGCGATGAGGCAATACCAGCGCATTATTTCGCCTTGCGGAGAACCTCGTAGACGCCAACGGCAGCGATAAACAAAGCGGCGAATGCCTGGACAACTTCGGGTTCGAGCTTGAGGCCGATGCCGGTGGCGATGGCGGCGAAGCCGAGATAGGTGCTAGGTTCTTTGAGGCGGGCAAGCAGGTAGTCCATGCCTGCGGCGGGGTGTCAAAGCCGCGTTCGCGGTTCGGGAATGGCGAACGCCTACCGTTCGCGCCAAGCCTTGCGCGCGGCGAGGACGGCCACAAACAGGCCGAGGGCTAAGGCGGAGACCCTCATGCCCGTTTCGAGCATCGGGAGCAGGCTGACGAGCACGCTGCCGAGTGAAGTGGAAACGCCGATGACCGGGCGGGAAAGAAAATCAAGCGGGTCGTGGAAGCTCATGGCTCAGTTGGTGCTTCTGGTTGCGGGGTTAGGTCGGCGAGCTGCTGCTCGGTGAGTTGTTCGACACCCTCGATGTCGCCCGCGTCGAAAGCGGCGGCGAGGTCGGCTTGCCAAAGACATGTATAGGCCACGCGGCCATCGCTCAAGGGTTGCCCCGTGATCGTGCCTTTGTGCAGCGAGGCGGCACGCAGGCGGGTCTGGGCGGCGTCGTCCCAATGCCCGCCGATGGTTAGCACGCTCTCCGAACCGTCTGGCAACGGCTCGCCGTATTGGGCGAGAAGCGCAGGGAAAAGTGTCGCCACGGCTTCGGGCGCTACGGCGATGGTGCGGCTGGTCAGTTCGTAGCTCATGGGAGGCCGAGGCCGGTGCCGAGGGTGGCTTTGTAGAGGCTAAACACGCTGGCGACTTGGGCGTCGGTCAGCTTGACGTTCCATATTGCGCCAACGGCGATGTCTCCGTTCCAAAAAACGGCGGAGGTGTTTGGAGACGCGACAATGTTGAGTGCGCCGATCTGTGGTAGAGTTGTCGCTGATGGGTTTACCCGATAATCAGCGGTGAGCGTGCTATACGGCGTTCCGCTGTTGATATAATTTTTGGCGTTCGTTGCGTCTCCAGAGACAAACCCTGCGAACATCGACGTTGTTGGCCCGTTGGCTAGTTGCGCCCCGGAAAACGCATTCGCTACCGTCCATTGAGCGTTGCGAATTTGCGTAGATCCATTGGATGCCACGCCAATAAGTGCCGCTCGGTTGTTGCCAAAGCTAATAACAGCCAGGTTAATCGCCGCCACATTGGTCAACTGCGCCACGCCCATGACCGTATAGTCCGAATTGCCGCCGATAATCTGCGTGCCGCCCAGCGAAATGTATTGCGACGAGGCATTGGCAAATGTAATCCCATCCGTTCCCCAAGTCGGCCCATTGGTCAGCGTCCCATTAAACGTCCCCAACCCACCCAGCGAATACGCCGTGGTGCCGGTGCCTGCGTTTTGGGTGCTGCGGAGGGGCCAGCAGACCATGTTGGACCAGAGGCCGAGGTCGTTCACCCCAGCGGCGAAGTCGCGGATTTGCTTGCGCGGGGTGGTGTCGGTGATGTTGCAGATGTTCAAGTAGGCTTGAACGTCGTGCTCCCATTTGTTGGCGGAGATAATCATCGGTCAGTGAACAGTGGCGTTGGTGGCCGTGGTGGAAATGAGGGTGGCCGATTGGTTGGCTCCGAGCGTCAAGTTTGTCGCGCCGCGCGCGGTGATGGTCGCGCTGTTGGAAATGACGAGGTTCGTGCCGCTTTGGTTAAGCAGGAAGTAAAACGCGCCGAGGCGACCGTTGGCGATGGTCGAGATGGTGTTGGCGTTGGTGATTCGCAAAACGTTGGCCGTGAGTGGCAGGTCGAGCACGCCATTGGTGTCGGCGGCGGTTTGCACGGCATCGAGTGCCCAAGACACCGGCGCGGTCGTGGCGATGCTGCCAACGGTCAACGTGCCGTTGGCGGTGACGTTGGAGAAGGTGACGTTGTTCGTCTCGCCCAGCCCCAGAGCCGTGCGGGCATTGCTGGCGTTGGTCGCTCCGGTGCCGCCGTTGGCAATGGCCACCACGCCGGTGACGTTACTCGCCGTGCCGGTGGTGTTCTGGTTGAGCGAGGGAAAATTCGTCAGCCCCGCCGCGCTGCCGTTGGTGCGAAGCAGGAGCGCGGGGAAATTGGTGAGGCTGGCCGCGTTGTTCGAGGCAAGGTTGGTCAAGTTGGCGCTGGCAGGCTGGAAGGCGCTCGCTTCATTGGTCGCAGCGGTGCCGAGGCCTAGGTTGGTGCGAGTCGTCGCGGCGTTGGTGCCGAAGGCCAGAGCGTTGGCCCATGTGAGTGTTCCGGTGCGGCCCGTCACAATGTTGCCGTTGGTGTCGGTCACCATGTCGCGCACTTGAGCCATGCCGCTGGCAGCAAAGGCCAGCAGAGTCATGAGCGCCAGCGCGGCGCGGGAGAGCGTGCCGTCGTCGTTAATGGTCAGACGCCAGCGGGTATTGTTGGGCGATTTGAGGATAAGACCCTTGGTGTTGTCGGTAATTTCCATGTCGGAAGATTGCGTCTTGAAGGCAACGTTGCTGCTCAAGCGGGCATCGGCGAGGGTGCCGGTAGTGAGCAATGACGCATCGTCAATCGTCGGCCCCTGCGGGCCTTGTTGGATCACCTCGACGACTTCGGGCGTGGCGGGTGTGAGTATTTCGATGACGTCGCTCATGTTATTGGGTGACTTCGGGGGAGACGGTTAGTTTGCCCGCGATCAAGCGGCGGACTGTCGAGCCGAGGGTTAGTTCCAAATCCCACACGTAGTTGCCGGGCGTAAGCGCGGCGGTGGCGGTCGAGCTTAGGGCAAGGGTGATGGTTCCTGCCGTTCCCCCCAAAGTGATGCCGCCATTCGCTGTCGTGAGATCGAAAATGGCGGTGGATGACGTATAGGTCGCGCGGGCTTGGGCGCGGGCTGTGTAGCTGGTGAGGTCGGCAGGAGTCGCGGGGTCGCCTGTCTTCCACACAAACTGTTGCGAAAAAGTCGAACCCTGCAAAATGGTCAGGCGCACATTGGCAACGCCGTCGCTGCCGGTCTGCGTCTCGCGGATCACGTCATTGTAGATCGTGGCTGCACAAGGAAGCGTGCTGCTGACGGTCGTGCCAACGGTCCATTCCAGCTCGCAAACGCCGCTTACGCTTTCCTCATCATCGCCGGGGAACAGCTCGTCAAGTTCGGTCGAATTGACGTTGAGCGTGAGAGTGTAAACCGTGCTGGTCGTGGTGCCGGTTTTTGTCCATGAACCGGCGTAGGCCAAAAATGCGCCGTCAAAACTGCCTGCGGCCTTGATGCCGAATTTGCCCGTGGCTCCAGAGGCGAGTTCCACGACAGCGCCGTTGCGGACAAACTGCACTTCCAGCGGGAGCGCGTCCCGGCGGGTGAAAAACATAGTGCTGACGCGCTGCAAAAGCGTCGGCGAGACGACAAAGGCCCGTGAATCCAGATCGACGTAAACGCGCATATAGCCACGGCGTGCGTGTCAAACCCTACCCCGAGCGCACATCCCAGCGAAACGGCAGGCTCCACGGGCCACGGCGCTCCTCATCCGGCGCGGCGGCATTGTATTCGCGGCTTGGCAGGTTAAGGATCGCGGCCCCGCGGTGTCCGTGGCAGGGCGTGAACCCGTGCCATAGCCCGGCGGGGATCACCAGCAACTGCGGGTGATCGGCGGCGAGGATGATCGTCTGGCTCTGGCCCGTCTCGGTGTTGTAAATGCCGACCTTGGCCGCGCCGGATACGCAAAACCAGCGGTCGAGTTGTTCGCGGTGGCGGTGCCAGGCTTTGACCACGCCTGCCGCGCAAGTGGTCACATAGCATTGGCCGAATCCGTGAGCATCATCGGAGGCGCGGAAGATTTCGGTAAGGCGTCCGCGCTCGTCGAGGTGTGCGGTGAGAGGTCGCAGGGTGGCTAACATGGCAACCAAGGTTGTTGGCGCACGCGGAGATGGCCGCGATATTCGCCCTCGGTTTCGTGGAAGGCGCGGTAATGAATGATCGGCGGGGCGTCTTTCGGGGCGTCTTTCGGCTTGTGCTTCACATGGTCCGCCGCCGTGTGCGGGATGGCCGCGATGCGTAGCCCGGCGGGGTGCCAGCGGTGCCAGCAGAGGAAGAGGTCTTGGGTTCCCCTGCCGTCATAGCCCTCGAAGGTCGCCAGCGCCAGCGCCTTGGCCGATAGGAGCGTGCAGCCGAGACCGCACCAGTCGGACGGCACAATGCTCCCGCGACCGATTCCGGGATAAGCGAAATCCATCCACCCGCGCCGCCGCCAGCCGTGCTTGGCCGTGACTTCCCACACGTTGCCTTCCGGCGGGCAGCGTTTCACGCGCTCCATGAGGCGGCCCATGCGCTTGCCTTCGCGCTCGCCGGTCTTGGCATCTTTGCAGTCCTTGAGCCGCGCACGGCAGGCTTCCAAGGCCCGCACGAGGCGCGGCGGCAGCTTGCGTTCCTTCTCGGTGAAGTCCTCGGCAATGGGATTTTGCGGTGTGCCGAATCCGCCCAAGAATAAGCCATTCGGATACGTGACGGCGGCGATGTCGTAATACGGTGAGCCGTCCGCCTGCGGCATTTGTAGCGTCCATTCCGCCACACGCAGCGCATCGGCAGGCACGAGGTTGTCGGACTCGACCGACCACAGGGCGGACGCACGAATCTTGCGCGCGGCAGCAAAGGCCGCGCCCTGCAAAGCGGCGATTCGCATTTGCGCCGGTTCTTTGTAGTCCTTGCCGTCCTTCCCGCCGTCGTTCAGCGGAAGGTTCAGCGACTGAATCCGCCACCCTTCGGGCAGCTCGATCTTGGCGGCTTCGATGGCGTCCTTCGCCTCTTTGCTCTGATCGGTCGCCAGAATGAAATGAGCCTCAGCATGATGCCCGGCAGCGGCGGCGATGCGCCGCAAAAATTGTGGCCAGCAATGGAAATAACTCTTAGTCGCGTATGTGGAAATCGCCAGCACTCGCGGGCGGACGGCGTGTCAAAGACCAACCTCGGCATCTACCATCCGCCCCGTATCCACGACAAGAGCCTGATCAAGGTAAAGGCTGTAATAGCTGTTTTTCTTTTCGACCCAATAAATGCCGTTTTTTTGGTTCACTGGCGCGGGCGGGTTTACATTTGGAATGAGAACAAAGCGACTAATCGCCGCGCTTTCACCGGCGGTATAAACGGTATCCTCTCCAGTAAAAAATGTGGTTTGGTTTCCGATAATATCGGAATACGCGCCGACCCCAACGTGATCGACTACCGTCCACCCCGCCGCAAAAGGCCCGCCCCCGAAATGTAGGTAAGCACTAGCCGGTCGAGATGTGCCGTCCTCTTGGATGAATGTGCTACCCGACACCCCGACTAACGCGGTGGTCGTCGTAGTGTCGGTGCCGCTCAATGTCGTGTAGCTCAAAAAGTTTGAACTCAAAGTCCATGTCGAGTTGCTGGTCACGGCCAAAGTAGAGACGCGCCTGCGCGAGCCATCGGCCGCAGTATAAGCAAACCCCATAGTAAAAGTCTGGGCTGCGGTAAACCAGCCCCCCGTGCTGTTGCCGACCGCTACGCCTGCCGTGCCCCAGCGAAATTGCCGCGTCGTGACAGGAAAGCCGATGCCACCCACGCCAATTTGCACAGTCGATAGCGTAGTGTTCCCCCCCGGCAAAGTGGCGTAGCTGTATTCTCGTTTTTCTTCTTGCGCGCTACTGCTCGTAACGTCTGCGCCAGCACCTTCAAATATGGTTACAAAAGTAAGCGGATCAAAAGCTGAGCTTGGAGTTCTGTCAGGGAAAGCCTCTGTCGTGCTGGTCTCGCTGGTCACATAAGCGCCGATTGTATAAGTGGTGTGCGAGCTGGTCGTTTTGGTTGCCACTACTGCGTCATAGGCCACGTTTTGCCATTGCTGAAATACCGTTTCCGGCAAGAAGCCAAACCGAGGAACGTCCGTGGTCGATTTTCCAATGCCCCAAGTATTGGAAGTTGAAGAATCGAATATCTGGTAACTCTGGGATGTCGATTGTGTCGTAAAACGATCAAAGCGCACCGTCGTAGTGCTCGGCGGGATGACTGTGGTGTTGGCCGGTCGGGCCAGCGAAAAAGAGCTGAGCGACAGCGTTTTGAGGGACAAACTGCTGGAGAGTCCGGGCGATGACCAGCTCGATGTGGTCGTAACGTCTGACGCTGAAAGGATGCCCTCTGTGACGGCAGCGGTCGGATAGAGCGTGATGCGCGTTGCAGACGCGGCTAATGTCCGCGCCTCGGCATAACCGTCCCAGTCCGAGCCCGGATTGGCGATGTGGTAGATGACCTCATCTTCCGCCGCCTGCACGACAGTGGCCCATGTGTGGTAAGTTACGGTTTCCGAATTGGGGTTGCTGACAGTTGCGGCATAATTTACCGCTTCTGTAAACTCGTTGCCGTCATCGTCGTAGTTAACCCCTTCGGAAGTGCTGGCCTGCGTTGTTGTGTCGGCTTTTTCAATCGTGACGCTGGCAATGGCGCTATACGTGGTAAAAGTTAAAAACCAGTAAGCATCCGCCATGCCGGAACTGGTATCAATGCCGGTGGTTTGCAAAAAAGAATTGGAAAAAGTGTAAGTCGTCCAAGTCGTGACAATACCAATGGCAAAGTATTCATCGGCCACCCTTTCAGCCGTGCTTGAGGAAAGAGAATAGGCGGCGTAGGCGGCGGTCGTCGTGGTCGAGGTCTGCGCGTAAGACGTAAGCTGATAGGTGGAAGAAAAGGTTTCGCTTGTAGAATAAGAGTCCGAACCGCTGGTGGCCTCGGTGTAGGTTTCCGTTTCTGTGACTTCGTTGTCGCTCTCGTCGTAGCTGATAATTTCTTGCGTTGCGATCAACGAGCTGGTGGCCGTGCTGGAGCTGGAGTAACTGCTGGAATACTCGGTTGATTGAAACCCGTAGCCGGAATACTCGTAGGAATAAAACGTGGATTCACTGCTGCTGCTCCCCGAGCCCGTTGCCGTCTGCCCGCTGTAAGTAGTGGTCTGCCTGTTGCTAAGCGTGCTGGAGCGTGACCATGATTCGGTGCGCGAAATAAAGCTGGAGGAACTCAAGCCCTCGTAAGTTGTGGGTATCCTCCACGAGATCATGACGGTCCAAGGTAATAATAAATAGTATAGGGGCTGACGCCGGGTTCGGGATTTGGCACGTCTTCCGCCAACCATGCGCGCGGGGCCAGCCGAATGTGCCCAGCTCCAATGACCCGCCAAACACTACCTTCAGTGAACAACCCAAACAGATATTCAATATCCGTCTGAATACCAAACTCCACCGGCTCTTGCACGGCTGGCGGTGTGGTGTCGATTTCGATGCTGACGCCTGTGACGGCCTCGCCGTCCGTCGTGATCTTGGCCTTGGCGTAATAAACGCCTGTCGGCTGCGCGGTGAACTCCGCATCCCAATTCGATGGCAAGATGCCGTTAAGCGTCCCCGGCTGCACCTTGATTTTGTAAGGCGGGTTCTCCGCCGTGCTGTCGGGATCGGGCTGCGCCAGCAAATCCCACGGCTGGATGGTAGCCGATGCCGCCGCGCCGCCGCCTTGTCCGATTTTGGTAACATCGAGGACGGTGCCGCTGCCCGTGACGCGTGTGGTGAGTCCTTTGCCGGGCAGCGGTTTGTTGCGGCGGATTTCGTCGAGGATGGCATTGAGCCGATCTGCCGAAATCTCGGAAAGCAGCGGGCGTCCCGATTGAAACTTTGCGGGCAGCGTAGGCATGACTTAAGTGCCCGAGTAAACAAGGGTGTCGGGGTCCCAGCCGTTGTTGTCCGAGAGCGTCCATTCGCGTGTGATCTCATATTGAATGCCGCCGGTCGGCTGCGGGGTTGAGCGCGCATTAATTGCGGTAAGAAGCCAGTTTTGTTTACCCCCAACCGGAGGCCCCTGTGATGGTGCGTTTATGGTGCAAAGCTCGCGCAATGACGGCAGCGTGCTACTGTATGTGGTAAGACGCAAGGAAACGGCTGGCACAAGGTAAAACTCAAATTTTTTGAGAAGTTGCTTGTAGAGCTTTTCGGCTTTGCTGCCCGCTGGAACTTTTGACGTGTCGGGCTTGACGTTTTCTTGAATCGCTCGCTCGATCTCGGTGCGCTGAACATCAGTGACCTCTTTGAAGGTCGGGTGACTTTGAATCGGGACTTCGCGCGAACCCCCGATAAGCTCCAGGGTCTCCCCAGAGCTTCCGCTTCCGCCGCCAATAGCGCCTGCGGTCCATTGCACCGTAACACGCTTGGTGCCCGCCTCGCCTTCTTGAACATCAAGACCAGAGACAACGCCGAACCCGGAAGGAAGAGAGAGGGAGCTTTGTCCCTCCGTGAGTACGTAGACCTTGCGTGTAATACGCTTCCCATCGGCAAAACTTTCGCCGCCGCCGATTGTTTCAACTTGTGCCATATTTATTTGGTGTTTGCGGCAAGCACCAGCGGCTCGCCTTGTTTGAGAACGTCGTAAATTTGCTTGAGAAATTGCGCGGACTTCGCCGTGTCTGCCTCAACCTTGCTCGGCAGGGTGCGAAAAAACTCATTGGACGCACCGCCAATGCGCTGGAGCGAGGATGCGCCACTGCTGCCGGCAAAGCCGCCTGTGCCCCCGGCCAGAGCATCTTCACGGCGGGCCAGCTCAAGGGCGCGCTGTGCTGCGTCGGCAGGGCTGATCGCGCCGGACTCGACTCCAGTAACGAGAGCGGCCTGGTCGGCGGCGATCTTGGCTTGCTTCTCGGCGGGCGAAAGTCCGGCGAATTGGCGCTCTTCGATGGCGGCGGCAATGGACTGGGATGCGTTTTGGGCAGCTTTTTCCCGCTGCTCCGCTTCCCGCTGCGCTTTGTCGGCAGCACGTTCTTTTTCCGACGCGATCTGGCGCTCCAGATCGGCGATGCGGGAGACGGCTTGTTCGCGCTGTAATTCCACGCCGGCCCCGCCGAATTGTTCCAGGTCGGCCAAGCCCTGCTTTTCTCGGGTCAGGCGATCTTCAAGGCTGCGCTTGTTGTCCTCGTTGATGGCGCGCTGTTTGTCGGCTTGGGCTTGCAGGCTGCGTTCGCGGTCGGCGGCCTCGCGGTCGGGCTTTAATTGCGTGAGACGATCAAACTGCGAGAGGTTGCGGCTTATTTCTTCCTGGGGGGCTTTTGCTTCTTTTAGCGTGGCTTCAAGACGCTTGCGCTCTTTGAGTCGCTCCTGCTCGAAGGCTAGCTGTTTTCTACCCTCGTCTGTGGACTGCTGAGAAAGGGCGACCTCATTGGCTATTTGCTGCGCGATGGCCTTGCGGATGGCGAGTCGAGACTCGCCAAGTTTGGCTTCTTCGCTGGCATCGGCCGCATCAAAAAGCGCCCCTTGTTCGCCACGGAAGCGGTCGATGATTTTCTTGATAAAAGCTGCTCCGGGTGCTGCGCCCGCCAAAAGTGCGTCGAGAGGATTGTTGCCGCCCTGCGTGGCAAAATCGACAGCGATGTTGGAAAAGCTCGATTTGTAGGCTTCGGTCGCTTTTTGCAAATCTTCAATTTGCGTTTTTACGCTGGCCAAGGTGGATGCAAATTGATCGAAGTTTGTCGTGGGTGCAGACAGGGCGGATAAGGTTTCGCTGAGTTTTTCACCGCGATCTATGAGGTCGTTGAGCCCGGAAGCCGCATCTTCCAGGCTTCTGCGGATAACCGAGCCAATAGCAAAGCCGGCCGTGGCGGCGATAAGGCCCCCGAACGCGGTGCTGATGCGTTTGATGATGGCTTCAAAGACCTGTCCGGCGCTGGTCGCTCCGGCCAAGTCGGTGGCCAAGCCGCGAATAGCGGCGGCCCCTCTGGTGCTGGCGCTGGCGAACTCCTCGCCGCCCCCCAGATCGACCTCGGACGCTTGCACCGGCGAACTGGCCAAGGTGCGAACGTCGCGCAGTTGTTGCTGCAGTTTGCGTAAGGGGGCGAGCGCGGCCTCGTCGTCCATAGTGACGCTGCGGGTGGCCTCGTTGCCGAACTGTTTGGCATCGTTGAGGGCCTGCTGGAAGCCGGTGCGCGTCTCATTCTGCGCGGTGACTTTGACTTTTACTTCAGCCATTTTGCGCCTCCTTGAGTTTTTGTTTCATGATGGCAAGACGCTCCGAATCGGTAACGATGTCGAGCTGCGCGCCGTGATCGGCCTCGTAAGCGGCGGCTTCATACCAGGCGGCCACCCCGACGGGAGTGGCCCAGGCACGATCTTCGCTGAAGCCAAGACGCATCAAGCGCACGGCGGTGGCAAGGTTGGTGGGGATACGGCTGGGCTTGCCCGGCTGCTCGCCGGCCTTGGGCTGCTTTTTCCACAACTGCGGTGGTGCCACATAGTCGGCCACATAGGCACTCCACGCGGCGACCTCGGAGCGGAAGTCGGCCGTGTCTGTGCCCCAGCGCCAGAGGTCGTAGCGCCAGCCGTGCATGGCGGGTAGGGCCAGTGGCGGACGGGAGCAGATCCATGCGGCCACGCGCAATTCATCGGCGGTGCCGACGCGGCCGTGGTAGAAAGGGTTGCCGAGGGCTTCGAGGGTAAAGGCGTGGCCGAGTGAGAGCGGACGCATCAAGCGCCCGTAGATACGGTGCTCGGCGTTTAGAAACGATTCGGCGGCGAGTGCATCCATGCCGCCTCCCTATTCATCGGCTGATTTTTTGGCGGCTGGGAGCGGCAAAAGGGTCAGCATGGCCTCGGACCAGATGGACTCATCTTCGGGGGCTTTCGCGTCCACCTTGGCGCCGTCTTTGAGGGCGAGCAGTTTGGCCGCAAGCTTGTCGGGGTCGGACTTGCCGAGTGCCTCAAACTTGATGCGGTAGGCCAAGTTCTCATGGTTCATTTCCGCCAGCGTGCTGTATTTGTAGCACAGACGTTCGACTTGTTCGTTTTTGCTCATGGTTTAGGAGGCTGCAAAGGCAACAAGCGTGGTGACTTCGCGGACGAAATCGGTATTGCTGAAACGCTTTTCTTTACGGATGGTGCCGCCAGCTTGAATAGCGCCGACGGTCAAGTCGCCTGCTTGACCATAGGACGTGCCGCGCAAGGTGGTCTTGACCACATCGCCGCTGGTTGCGCTTTTCTCGTGGGAATCGGTGGTGAAGGTGATGTTGTCGAGGCTGAAGGTTGCGCCGGTAAACTCGCCCAAGACGGTGGCGGTGGCTTCCGCGCGGGGGTTGTAGGTGCGGGCAGAGGGCGGCACTGCACCAGCAGACGATGGTTCGACAATGGTTTCGTCGACAGAATAAACAACAGTCGCGTCGAGAACTTCGTTGCTTCCGATCACAGGGCAACCAAAAGTCGAAGCCACTGTTTCCGTCGAGGTTTCGGTGCGGGTGTATTTGAGGATGTTGCCGCCAGTGGCGAGTGCCCCATCTTTGCCCAAAACAATCAGGCGCTCAAAATTCTTGCTGGTCGTGACGGAAAATCCGCTGGGGGAACCGTAAGTTAAGCTCATGCCCTCGCGGGGCGTGTCAATTCTGCTGGCAGAAAAGGTTGAATGAAAGCACGTCGGTCAGGCGGTTTTCCCCCGGCGTGCTCGTGTGTCCCGCCTCCAAAAGGCCGGCGACGGTGACATTGGCCGTGGTAAAATCGGAGGCGACGATGCCGCGCAAGGATGCTTGCACGAGCTGCACGACATCGGCGTGCTGCCGGGCGGATTCACCGGGCGTCACGACATGGATGGATGCGGAGGCAGTCCATCGGGCGAGCTGAGGAAAGGGCCGGGTGGCTGAAGAGCACGCGGCGACAATGCGGCGCGCTGGAGCAGCGGTTTCAGAATAGTAAGGATAGACGGTATAATGGTCGGAAGCAGACGCGGGCAATTCGCTGGCGAGGTGGGCGGCGACGATTTGCTCGATCTCGTGGCGGAGGCTGTAGTTTTGCGGGGTGGCGACGGGGCCGGTGGGAGCGGTGGCGATGCGTTGGCCGGCCACGAGGCTGATGCGGAGGGAATCGGTCTGGTAATTGGCAGCGGTCTCGCTGGCCATTTCGGTAAGGTGCCAGCCGTAGAGGGTGAAACTGTTTTGCCCGGCGTGGATGGCGGCCAGCGCGCTGTTGGTGTTGGTGTCGTCGAGGAGGCGCGAGAGCGCAGCCACGCGGTCCTTGTGGGCCACCTGCCAATTCACGCCGGAATGAGCGGCGGTGATGACGGAAAAATCCATAGTGGCGCGGGTGGCGGAGCGGACGCCACCTTCCAGCAGTTCGGCCGAGGCGGCGGAAACGATGACACAGGGAAAACCGAGGGGATCGGCCGGCACGGCATGGCGCACGGGCACGGCAGCCAGGGCGGTTCCGGCGCGGGCGGCGGCAAGATAGGCGGCAAAGGCGGATTCTAATTCTCGGTAAATCATGGAAGTTTGGAGGCTTGGACGGCCAAGATTTTTTCCAAGTTGGTTTTCATGGCCTGTTCGCGGCCTGCGCGCACAAAGTCGATGGCTTTGGCGGCCACGCGGTCGGCGCGGGGCGTGGAGTTAATCATGGTGACGGAAGGGTTGTCGCCACCCAGCTCGATCTTAACCGAGCCGCTGGCGCGCTGCACATTGGCGACAAAGCTCGGGACATTGAGTTGCAAGGCACGGGCGGCAGGACGCCAACCGGCTTTCATCGTGCCGACACGTTTTTGAATTTCGGAAATGTAGGCCGTGAGCGCGCCCTTGCTGAGAACCAACTGACTCCAGCGGTTGCGGCGAACGTGTTTGTTGATGTCTTGGCGGGACTTGTGGACAGCGCGGTCGGGCGCTTCAGACACGCTGCTAAGAAAGCCCAAGCGATTGTTATTGAGGCTGCTGACGGGGCGGGTCTGCGTGTAACCGGCGACCTGCTTGCCGTTGCGCTCATAACCTTTGACGCGCACGCTACCGGGCTGCGTTTTATTCAAAAGATCGAGAATCTTCGCGTGGTCGTTGTTGCGAAAGGCGGCCTTGAGGCCGCGCACGTTGCTGCGCTTGGCGATCTCCAAGGCGCTGGCGCGAGTGAGAAAGACACGATGAATGTCGCGGCGGATCGTGGCGTCCCCTTTGGCCTTGGCCTCCTGCTCGCCGATTGGTGGGGTGAACTTGATGATGCCGTTGCCGCCCTCGTCTCGCAACAAAAGACGGGCTTGCTGGCGCACGACCTCGGCCAAACTCTGCCTGGTCGCCTGGGCAAACTTGGGCAAGAAATCTCCCAGCTCGGAGAGATCCACTTTGATGGAAACGCCCGCCGCCATAACGTTACTCCGCCAGTCCGCCGGCCGTGATTTCGATGACAGCGGCGTCTTGTGAGACTGAGAGCACTTGAAGCTCGATGCCGCGCACGGTCAGGCGGCTCCAGATTTTGGGAATCTCGATGCTGCCGCCCAAGCTGAACCGGCGGTTGAACTCGCTGCGCGGGATAGCCAGTTGCACGCTGCGGATTTGCCGCACGCCACCCTCGGCCAATTCGTCGCGCAGATCCATGCTGCCGATCACGCATTTGAGTTGCGTGCCGCCGATGGTCACATATTCGCCGCCGACATCGGTGATCGCGGCCACGCCCAAGATGTGCGCGGTGTCTAACTGGTTCGCCATGCCCTAAGGTGGCGAGTCAAAGCGCAGCCACGCCGGGGTCGCCTCGCTTGGTGACGTAGTGGTAAAAATAGATGGGTTCGTCGCCGCTCCATTCCTCGGTCTGCAAATGCGGCAACAGGCCGAGGGCATAGTTGTAGTCCTCGCCCCACATCATATCGGGAAATCGGCTTTTCAGCGCCATGTCGCGCCGTAGCGGGCAGAGATGGTGCGGGGTGCGGTCTTGGCCTTGCCAGTGATGGTTTTCGCGGAAGCGCAGGCTGTGGCGGAAAATGGGTGATGGGTGCCAGTCTCGGCCATCCATCGTAACGTGCATGGTGATGCCGACGCAATCGGGCTTGGTTTTGAGGCAAGGCAAGATGCGCGCGATGTAATCCGGCGCGACCATATCGTCGTCATCCACAAACGCGATGTAGTCGCCCGTAGCCGCCTCAATCATGCGCTGGCGTTTGGCCCCGATAGAACCGGGGCCGTCGTCGGTGCTGATGCGGACGCCGCGCTTTAGTTGTGGCTGCAACACGGCCAGCAGCTTTTGCAGCATGGCCGCGCGCCCCGGCATCGTCGGGATAAGAATTTCCAGCTTCATGGCACCCACCCTTGCGCTACGGCGTCAGGGTTGCGGCGCTTGAAGACGGCTTTTCCCCGCTCGTTGGCTTCGGGGTTTTGCTGGCGTCGATAACACTCGTCGGTCGCCGCGGCGGTGAACAGCGGGTGGTCATGATAGAACTTGATGTGGCGGGCATCTTGAACGAACCCGTCGCGGTAAGCGCGGAAAGAAAACTCGGTGTCCGACCAATAACCGTCGTATTCGGGACACAGCAACCACTCGCGCCCCAGCCACCAGCGCCAGTTGAAGGTCATGATGGTCATGAGCTTTTGTCCCGGCTGATCAAAGCCGTCCGAAACGTGCAGCACGGTCGGCTTGTCCATGTGTGGCGTCATGGCTTGGATCACCTGCTCGTCCCACCCGTGCGGCGGATACACGTCCGACTGCGCCATGATAAAGATGCGCGCCCCGGAAGCGGTCGCCGCGCGGGCGGCGGCATTGTAGTTCGCCACGGCGCTGCTGTGGCCTTCGGGAACTGCGGGCGCTAATCCGTGCGGGTAGTGCTGCAACTGCTCGACAACTTCCGTGTCGCTTTCGCAGATGCCGAAATAATACGCCACGCGCTCCGGGTGCGCGGCACGCTCCAGCCAAAGGTTGCGGACTTCGATGTCCTTGGCCCCCCTGCCCGCCGGGTGCCCTACGGCAATGCGGGGCTTGAGGCGTTTGAGCCAGTCTTTGCGGAGGCGCTCGGCTTCTTTTGGGTGGCCGGCTTTGGCCAAGGCCAAGGCTTTCAAATCATGCGCCCTCCAACCGAAAAGCGAGGCGTCGTGTGTCCATGACGGTTCGTCCGGCATAGGCTGTGCTTCCATTGCGTTGGCGTAGGCCAGCGCCTTGGCTGCTTTGCCGCGTGCCAAGTGCAGCTTGGTCAATTCGGCATAGCCTTCCCGCCGGTGCGGCATGAGGCGCACGGCCTCGAGGAGCGGACGCTCGGCCTCCTCGGGGTCTTTGAGCCAACGGCCGATGGTTTGATAGGCAAAAAACTTTTCCTCATCACCGAGATCCTCGCGCGCGGTGGCGATGACGGCGGCCTCCATCGCTTTGGGAATGTCCTGCTGCACCTCGCATTCGCGGAAGAGGAACCACCATTCCCGGCCGGTGCGGTTTTCGGGCGGGATGGCCTCAAGGATGCGGCGGTTGCGCGTCACACTACTGCGCTTGTTGTTGTGCGGCATATGGATCACTTGCAGTTCGGCCGCCCAAGTGAGTTTGCTGCCGGGCTGGTGCTCGATGTCCTCATGCACGGCGTTGATCCATTTGTCGTAGGCGCTGGCTTTGAGCAGGCGCACGCGGCGGGCGTAGCTGCCGCTGGCGCTGGTCACATAGGGCGCATAGATCACATCGGCCTCGGGGTCTTTGCCGTCGCGCAAAGCTCGCAGCACGGCGGCCCCGGTGTCGCCCAGCAGATCGTCGCAATCGGCCCACATGAGGAAGTCCGTGCCTTCGGGGGCCAAGGCAAAGCTCTGGTTACGGGCGGCGGCGAAGTTGTCGATGTGCTCCCATGGGTGATCGGGGGCGTTCAGATATTCGCCGGTCAGGCATCCGCGCGCCTTGGCGATGTCGAGCGTGGCATCCGGCTGGGCCGTGCCGATGGCGCGGACTACGGAAATGGAATCCACGTGCGGCTGAAGGCTGTCGAGGAAACGCGGGAGCATTTCCGCCTCGTTGCCGCAAATGATGCCAAGATGAATTTTTGCCACTGGTAAAAGGAAAGGGCCACGGCCGAGTGGAAGCCGTGACCCTTCGGGTCGAAACCCAAGATGTGACTCCCGGCGGGCCACTCAAACCGCCGGGAGGATGAACACACGAACTAGACGATGAGCGCGCAGGTGCCGGAAGTGAGGCCGGCGGCCGAGCCAAACATGACTTCACAGGAGGCAGTGACCGTGCGGGTGCTCTGCGAGGCTGTGATGTTGTACATGATGGTCATGCCGAGCTGGTCGAGCGTCACGGAATCCGAGACGTAGAGCAGGTTGGCGACAGCCGGATCGACGGCGGGCATGGCCGAGGCCACCGCAATCGCTTCAGGCGAAATGGCGAAGCCATCGAGGCCCGAAACTGCACCGCTGAAGCTGTTGGCGTAGTAGATGCCCTGGTCGAATCCGTAGGCTCCGTTCTGGAGCGGGAGGAAGTCGGCGTTGGTGGGGATCAACTTGCTGTAGATCTCCGGGGTGACAACCAAGCCCTTGCGGTCGGCTTTGCTGATGGCGCTCCAAAGAGTCGCCAAGTGGCCGCTGCCGGGGGTGATGTTGGTCGTGGTGACCGTGGCCGCGCCGAAATTGACCGTGGTGATCGGAGTGATCGCCACCGAAAAGATTTTGTCGGCGAGGGCGTTGAGGTTGATGCGGACCAAGTTTTCCAGACGATGACCGTTGGCCAGCTCGGCTTGGGTGATGCCGAAGAACTGTGCGTAGTGGTCGAGCGTCACGGTGGCCTTGCCAACAGTGACGTTGGAAGCCGGAGTGAAATCGGTCGGGTTGGTGGAAGTGGCCGAGGTGTCGGTCACGAGGGGCACCTGGATGGTGTCCTTGGGTTTGCGGACTTCAGAACTGAAATCCGTGCTCATGATGCGAAGCGGGGCCAACCTGTTAGCCAGCACCGTTTGCACTTGCTCAGAGATCGTCGCTACGACGAGTGCTGAATCGAATACGTTTGCCATATTTTTGGTTTAGTTTTGTTGTTGGTTGTTGGGGTTTTCTTGAGGGGGTTGGCCCTTAGAAATTGTTTTGGTTGCGGGCGCGCATGATGGCGGCCTTGTGTGCCTTGAAAATTGAGGCGCAGCGTTTCCAGTCCTTCGACTCGCTGGCGGCTTTGAACTGCTCCACCGGGTCTTCGCTGGCGGCACCAGAGCTGGCGACGGGCGCGCTGCCTTTGGCGGCCAGAGCCACTTCGAGTTCGGCGACCTTGGCCGACAACGCGGCAAGGGCTTCGCTCTCAACGGCCGGCTCTTCGGCCTTGGCTTCGACAACGGGGGCTTCTTCGGAAACTTCTTCGGATTGTGCGGCCTCGGCTTTTTCGGCCAAAGCGGCGGCGATCTCGGCGCGGAGTTCGGCAGCCAGATTTTCAATGGCTGCTTTCGCGTCGAACTGTTGAGGAGCGTTTTGTTCGTCCATGCCCACGGGCTCGATGTCAACGGCAGCCACTTTGCCGGCCTTGAAAACGCCGTCGGGATTGGCCGCCGGACGGCTCACTAGATCGACGGAGACAAGGTTTTCGACGCGGGCGAGTCGCTGATCACCGACTTCCTCGGGTTTGCCGCTGAAGGTCATGCTGAAGCCGACGCGACCGGGGGCTTTGGTCAGAATCTCGGCGTAAAACTCAGCCTGCGGGTGCGCGGAAAGTAGCTCGAGGTCGGCACGGAGTTGGTCCTCCTCGATGCGGAAGCCGGACAAGAAACCGATGAGCGAATCAATCGACTCGTCGTGATCGACGAAAACTTTGACCGGGCTGCCGGCCACGCCTGCCTGCTCGGCTTGGAGCAAGGTCACATCGTCCACGAACATTTCGTGACCGAGCGCGGGGCCGACCGTGGCCACGCTGATTCCTGCAAATTTGAGTGCCGCCATATACGCGGCGGCTCATGTCAAACGTCGATCTTCGGCTCGGCTTTCTTGCGCTTGTAGATGCGCTTCTTTTTGCGGGCTCGGGCGGAAAGTTCGGTGGCTGGCTCTGCCGATTCCATTTCTTCCGGGGTGGAGGCGGGCGGAGTTGAACCGCCGTCCCCTGCAATGGGTGCAGGGTCGATAACCGTCGCCCCCTCGGTGCGCTCGACGCCGACGATGATGCCCAGCTCGGCAGCAAATTTGCGCTCGGCAGCGATTTCCTGCATGGCGGTTTTCCAATCGAGCCCCTGCTCGCCGAAAAAGTCGGCCAAGGTCATAAGTCCGGCTTTCACGTCGTCGCGGCGGGCGGCGGCTTCGCGGCCGACATCCACGGTGATGCTGCGCGGCGTCTGCCAATGGACGTTGCGCCAGTTGGGGTTCATGGGGAGCTGGCCGCTGCGAATGGCGTTGGCGATGGCGTAGTTCCAGAGCTTGCCCAAGAAAGATGAGATGAGCACATCCTGCCGGGCGGCAAAGGCGCGCGCGGCTTTTTGCAAGATGAACCGCTGGGCCACGCCACCGACGGCGCTCGTGTCCCAGATAAACTCATACGGCAGTTTTAGGCCAAGGGCGGCGGCGCGAATGTATTGCTCGAGGTGCGCGTCCAACTTTTCGTTGGGGCGGTTCATCATAAACGACTCGATGCGCTCGGTGGCTTTGAGGCGGGGGATCATGCCGGCGCCGAAAACGGTTTCACGGGTGAGGGACTCGCCGCTGTTTTTGCTCAAGTCGCCAAAGAATCCTTCCGCGCCGACGCCCCCTTGGGCGTTTTGCACGACAAGGCCGATGCTGCTGCCGATCTTCGCGGCCTGCATCTCGAAGCGCAGAAGTTCGTCGCGGTCGAGGAGGTTGTTCAACGCGACGGCCACGGCGGGATAACCGCGCACTTGGTCCGGGCGCTCGGGTTCGTAAACGTGCAGCATCAAATCGGCTTGGATGCTGCGGCTGGTGCGCTGGCTGAAGGTGTCGCCCTCTACCACGTGATACGCCAACGGGCGGGCGTAACTGTCGAGCGTGACGCCATCCACAATCTCGTCCAATTTGTCGGGGGGGTTGGCTACTCGGTGAGATTCAATGATTTGCACGGACGGCGTGACAAAACCCATGCCGTCGCCGGTTTTTTTGCTCGTGAGAATGCAGAAAATTTCGCCGTCGCGGTCGATGGCTTCAGAAACCAACATTTGCAGCCGGCGCATATCGTGGCGTCCACTGATTTCTGGAGACTTCGACCACTCGGCCCACCATGCCTCCGCTGCATCGTCCCATGCGGGATCGCCGCTATTCGCCTGGGGCGTGATGCTCGAGCCGACGGAATACGTTGCCATGTCGCGGATTGCAGCGCGGACGATGGCGTTGTTGTAAAAAAGTTTGCGGGATAGCCCGAGGAGGCGCACGCGGTCGCCGTTGCTGATGTCCACCTTGCTGTCTTGCGCCTGTGCCTGCACCCAAGCGCGCTCTTCGGGTCGCCAGTTGGCGGCTTCCACCATGCGGCTGAATCCGAATTTGCCGGCGATTTTGTCGATCAGTTTTGCCATTTCAGTAAACTCCGTATTGCGCGCGGGTGGCCCGGTCGTTGCCAATGTCGCCGGCGTTGATAGCCAGCGCGGTTTCGATCAAGCCCAGCATATCCCAGGCGTTGTAGGTCTGTTGCAGCGTGACCGAGCGCCCGCCCACCGAACTGGACACGACAAAGGCTTGCGAAGCCCCGCCCGCAAGAATCTGCGCCTTGCAGGAGGCTTTGAGTTGGGACAATTCGCCGGCCGTGAACACACGGGCCAGCATCGCGGCGTCGGTCATGCCCTCGCGGGCGGTGTCAAGGGCAGCTACCTTTTCTGGAAGCGAACAAAAGTTCCCTGCTCATCATGGCGGATGAGGTCGCCATTCGGTTCAATCTCCAAAACCCACAGAGCGTCCGTCTCCTCGCCGGTTGATTTTTTATAGAAGCCCAAGATTTTTATTTTTCCATTTATCTCTTTCCATTTGCCGCGCAGAAGCTCGAAACTCTTAAAAATCTCAACCACTTCGGGCTTTTTAGATGTCGTCACATTGATGGTGTGCATCACCTGCCCGCCGGTGGCCAAATCAAGCGTGTGCTCTAAGTCTCCGTTTTTCCCCACGTAAACGCCGGAATAATCCTCTTCTGCTTTGCCGGCACAGAGCATCAGAGCAGCGGCCAGAATAAATAGGCTAATGGTTTTCATTGGTTGCCCGATATTGGGCCATGATGGAATCGATAAGAACAAGACACATTTTTTCACAGTCCGCAAGGTGGTTGGGCCCAAGGCGTTGCCACTTGGCCTCGCCGTCTTTCTCGATCAGCGCCTCGCCTTGCAACTGTGAAACGTAGTCCTTGGCAATATCGCGCGGCAGATGCCACCGCCCCCGACCTTCGCGCAGAATGTCGTGGTAAAGCCGCGCCTGCCAAAAATGCGCGTCGAACTGCACCGCCCACAGCACATGACCGGCGGAAACGATTTGCTGGAATTTGTAGGGCTCGCGCAATCCTTGGCTAACGGTTCGGCCTTTGGCGGCGACAAAGAGGCCGCTGGACTTGGCGACGAAATCATAGACGCCTGCCGGGGTCTTGGCCGCATACCCCGCATCCACAATGCCGCGATAACATTTGTAGTGCTTGAATTTGTCCATGATGCCGTCCCACCCGACCATCGCCCCATAATCTAGCAGGTAGCTACTGCCGTCCTCGTGCAGTTCGCGCACGATCCACCACATCTCGGTCTGCTGCACGTCGATGGACATGAGGCGGCCGAGCATCTTGCCTTCGGGCGCTTCGCCCATCGTGTAGCGAGGCGAGGCATCCACACGGTCACGGATCATTTGCGTGGAGATCATCGCCCCGTCAGGCTTCCACGGCAGGGCCAGTTCGCGGTTGTTAAAGTCTTGCAATCCGCCCGGTGCATCGCGGTCTTGCAGAAACTTAACCGCCAAGTCCGCCCACTTGCGCCACGGAGCGTAGAGCGAGGAAAGGTGGTAGCTGCGCCTCCCCGGCTCGGCGGCCAGCTCGGTAGCCCGCCACTCGCCACGCTCCAGCATGGCGGGCTTGTTGGCCTCCTCGTGTGCATGGCCGCAGGCGGGACAGACGCACCGCGCCGATGCGGCGACTTGTTCCATATTCCAACCCTCGTCCTGCTTGGCCGTCTGGTCCCAGCGGATGTGCTCCCATTCGAGCGCCCAAGGTTCTCCACAGCCAAGGCACGGGACAAAATATCTGCGTTGGTCGCCTTTGATCCATTCGGTCCAGATCGCGGCATCCTCGTAGGTGGGAGTCGAGGTGGTCACGATGATGTGCTGCGGGTAAGTCGCCACGCGGGCCTCGGCCAACTGCAACGGGGCGGATTCTTTGCCCCCGCGCTGCGGAAATTTATCCAGCTCATCCATGCACAGGGCGGCTATCGACCTTGAAGACAACGAGGCCGGCGAGTTGCTGCCCGTAAACCACACGCTCATGCGGTCAAAGTGCTGTTCCAAGAGCCGGTATTTGTCAGGATCGGCCTGCTTGTGGCGGGCAAGACTCGGGTTTTGGTCGATCAACGGCATCCACCGTGTCTCAGAAAATGACCGCGCCAGATGCGTGGAAGGCATAACCCAAAGGCAAGGTGCCGGGGCGTTGTCCAATTTGTAGGCCATTCCGACGATGATGGCCGTGGTCTTGCTGGTCTGCGCTCCCCAAACCAACGCCAGCCGCCGAACGCGATCATCGGCGAAGCATTCCAGCACCTCCCGCACATACGGCGTCCGCGCCGTGGAGTAAGTGCCGGGTAGATTCGTTATGCGCTCAGATAGCTTGAGGCTACTTTCTGCCCACTCGACCACGCTCGGCTTGGGGGGCGGGGTGGTCGTCTCTCTAGCTGCCTCAAAGAACTCGGCTATGGCTTCTGAGGTGCTCCCATCCTCAATGACGCGGGCAGTGTCCCCAAGTGCTTGTTCAGAATCGCCGTCGCCTCCGCCCCCCACCCTCGCGTTGAGAAATCCTGCACCGCTGCCGCTATCAACCCCCGAAATGCTGCCAGCGTCTCCGCTCGGTTTATCGTTATCTGATTCTGTGCACAGAACTGGTGATACTCTGTTTCCGCTGTCGCCGCCGCTTTCCTCATGTCCCTCCAGGCTGCTGCCAGCTCGGCCACCTGTTTGCTGTCCGTCTTGCCGTAGGCCGCCGTTTTCCACAGCTCGTAGTGCCGAGTCTCCCCCTCTTCGGCCCTTTCGAGTCGAGCTTTTGCGCCTCTTTGCAATCCTTCCAGAGCGGGAGCTTCCAGCTTCTCCCTGTTTTGATAATGCGGTCTTCTCCTCTTGACCCCCTGAGCTGTCAGCCACTCCGACGCGGCCTCCGCCGAGGTGGTCGGCATCCCCTCGGCTTTCCACTTTGTAATTTGCGCGTTGCGGCATTCGAGGCTTTGGGCAAGTTGGGTTAGGGTCATTGTGGTCAAATTTAGCCACTTTCTCAATTAGGGCTTATTGAGACTGCAAATTGAGATTGTGCGCCGTCTCATTCTCAAAAAGCCTTATTGAGACTGGCTTTTGAGACGGGCGTTTCACTAGCCCAAAAACGCACAAAAATTGCACCCATTTTCCGCGAGTCGTAAGCTCCTCGCGCTCAGCCATCTCAAGAGATTCCTTGCCCCGTCTCAAAAAGGGGTCTTTACAGAGGCGCTTATTGAGACTGGAGACAGACCACAAAATGATATTGAGACTATCAAAGCCCCCCTTATTGAGACCGGTCACGACGCGCCTCCTTTGAGTTGAACATATCGCCGCTCATAAGCATAGATCGCATCCCTCACCGGGCGGACAACCCTCAGTGTCTCTTCGATCTGCTCGGCATTCATCTTCTCAGGCGGCATCTTGACCAATAGCTGGCTGAACCACCGCCGTGCATCATACACCCACCCAGCCGCGATGTCGCGCACGCTCACCTCTGGCACCTCGTCCTTGGTCGGCGTGTCGCCATCCGCTGTCTCTGCGTTGGCCTCGGCCTGCGCTTGAACGCTGGCCCTGTCCTCGACTGGCTTGAATCCGGGCAGGAATAGCTGCCCCGGCTGATAGTTCCGATGGTGGCGAATGTATCGCTCAACCGTGACCGTCGGCATCTCCACTTTCTCCCGCAGCCAATGATGGAACGCATCGCCTACCGTATCGCGGGCGCTCGATAGCAGCATACCAACGTGATTCGCCATCGCCCCGATCTCGGCTGCCGTGGCCTTCACCGCGTCCACCTTAGCCATGATCTCGGCGTGGTCGTTGTTAATTTGCGCGGCCAAATCATCAGCCGCCTTCAGTTCAATTTCTTTGCTCATGTGTGTTCTCCTCGTTGTGTCGTTTCTGCCAGGAGCGGTGCGCGGCCATGCGCGAACTCTCGCGCGCCTCGTCCGACTTCTGGAAATTGTTGTGTGCTTTGAGCCCCAGCTTCTCCTGCATCTCGATCACAGCCTTCGACAGCGCCGCCCGCGTCACCCCGATCTTGCGGGCCAGCTCCGAATAGCTGTGCGCCAACGTGATCGACGTATCCCCGGCCGCGAGCAAGAAAGCGTAATAGCGCAACGTCTTATTGCCGCGCGGCTCGTTGAGGTAGGTCAGAATCGGGATCAGCATTTTACTGGCTGTCTCTCGCGCCTCCCGCATCTGATGTTCCGCCATCAGCAACACCAAAGCCTTATGCTGCCATTCGGCCAGATCAAGCTGGTCGGCCCATTCGTCAGCCAGTGTGTCGATCTCGCCGGCCATATCTGGCCGATACGATGTTTCAAGTTTGTCTAAGGGGTTTTCGCCCATGCTGGCGAAGCGTCGAATGTCAATCATCTGCGGTTCCTCCGTCTGCTTAGTTTTTGCATAAGTCGTCTGGTTTTGGCCTTGGCGCGGTCGTGTTTGCGTTTTGTCCGCTTGCGCGCCAATCGCGTTCCAATCGGCCTGATAGGGCTTCGTCCGTAATGCCCGGCGTTTTTGGGTAAGGGTTTCGGGATGCTCATGCCGCCCTCCTTGCCTCATTCAGCCGGATCACAACACCCTCCGGCAGCAGTTCCACGGCCGGCGCATCGAACAGCACGGCCGCATGGGCGGCCTCCGTCCCTACGGCCTGCACCAGCCATTCGGCCGGATGGCCATTGTTTAATACGGGTAGGCCGCTTCGTAGTTCGGCCAGCTTGATTCTTCTTTTTTTCATTGATTTGATAGCAGATTGTTAGCGGCCCAACAGTCTTGAGACGGACAGGACTTTCTGTCTGTCCTCAAGACTGATTGGAGTGCTTCATACATCACTATTTTCCTTATATGATGATGAATGAAGCTGGAGGGCCTAAAACGGGTCATTGTTAATCCGAAAAACGGCCTCCTTTGTTGCGTTGTTTACCTTCTCAATGCCCATCCTCCGAAGCCTGTCGAGGTGCCGATTAATCGACTGCTTCCAGGCGCCATCGCTGAACTTGTCCTTGGTGATTTCCCGCGCCCTGACGATCAATTCGCTGCTCGGCACGGGCCGCCCGGCTTTCTGTAAAACCTCCAAAATCGCATCAGCACGGGGCCCGAATGTATCAACCACCTTCCCTGGCTGCCGCAACTTCGCCGGGTCCAGATCGCTCCGCGGATTCATCACCGGCGCCTCCCATTGCAGCACCAGCGGCGGGATCGGGGCAAACTCCCGCAGGATGGCCTCCAGCGTGTAGCAATCCTCCTCCTCGTGGTTGGTAAAGGTCATAATGGCGTCAGGATCGCGCGCCATGACCCCACTGCCCGAGATCCGGTCCATCGCCTCCTTGCCGCTTTGGTTGCCCTTGGAAAAGTGCGCCGCGAAGGCGATGGCCGCCCCGAGCTCGTCGGCAAACCGCTCGATCTCCAGCATCAAGGCCGCCATATCCCCCGCCGAGTTCTCGTCCTTGTCCCCGTAGGTCTTGTAGATCGGGTCGAGGATGATGAGGGCAAACTTTGGCGCCCCCTCCTCCTTCAACCGCATCCGCGCCGTCGAAAGCATCGTCACCAAGTCGTAGCACTTGCCCCGCAGATTCCATGTGTGGATGGCCGCGCTGACCTCGGGCCTAAGCCCCGTCCCCTTGCACAGCCCCCGCTTCTCCGCGATCCACCGCACCCGGCGGCCCGCGGTGTGCCGGCGAAGCTCCAGATTCACATACAAGACCGCCCCCTGCTTGCACTGGAAATGCCCGAGCCACTTCCCGCCCGAGGCCACGGCCAAAGCCAGATCCACCAGGCACCACGTCTTGCCCATCTTCGAGCCGCCGCCCACCACCAACTTGGAGCCCAGCCGCAGCACCGCGCCCTCCTCCGAGCCATCCGGCCCGCAGATCAGCACCTGTGGCGCCTCCTCCTCGAAGGCCAAGAGCTCATTGCCGTTGACCCAAGGCGGCAGTGAGTCAGATTCCGGCGGGTCATCCGCCACCTCGAGCTTGTGGACATTGGCCGGCTCGTCGGCCGCGTCCATGTGTTCGGTTTCCTTGAAGGCTTGAAAGCCCGCCGGTTGTGCTTTGTGAACATTACGCATCGAAAAACTCCACTCGTTGAATTGTCCCGTTCTCCCGCTGCCCGTTCGGCATCCGCACGAACTGCGACTTGAGCCACGTCTTCGGGTCGCCGCCCAGGCGGACGGCCTCCTCCATAAACTTCCGGTCACTGGCCTCATCAGTCGCCCGATACCAGCCGTGCAATGACTTTGAGCCCGAAAAGACCACCATCCGCAGATCGCGGAACTCCGAGAGCCAGATATGCCGCGCCGCCTGCTCGTCCGGCGTGGCACCGTCATCGAACTCCACCACGATGTTCTGACGCGGCCCCGTGTTGTCCAAAGTGTGCGCGGATAACTCGCCGTCCGACTTGCGCTTGCCCTCAAGGGCAGACATCGCGTTCGGCACGACAAACTCATACCGATTCAAAAAGCCGCAAAAGTCATCCATCGGAGCCGTTCGGAAGCTCGCCACATTTTCTCCGGCGCACACCAACCCCACCTTGCCCCCAAGCAATGAGCCAAGGAACCACTCAGGCGAGGTCGTCGCCATTGCCGCAGCATCCAGCGCCGACGCCTCCCGCAGCTTCTCCAGCGACCATTCCCGCCGCTTCGACAGCCGACGGCACTCCGCCTGCAAAGTCTTGTTCGGCACCGGCCACGGCCGCACCCGCGCCGTCCCCGTGCTCGGCGTCACTTCATAGGCATACTGGATGGCCGACAGGATTTCGCGGTCAGGCGTGAACCGCCCGCCATTGTCTTCCCGCACCGCATCCACCATCCGCCGGATGATGTGATAGGCGCGGGCGTGGCCGATCCCGTCATCGCGCAGCATACAGGCCCAGGCATAAATCTGCCCGTGCAGGCTGGACGCCTGCCGCTTGCGCTTGTTCGGGTTTCGGCACCAGGCGAGGAATTTGCTGTCGGTCATGGCATCAACTCCTCCATCAGCACTCTAAAAGCCCGCTCTGCGGTGGCTGGCACAACTCCATTGCCGAGGAGTCGCAGCTCATCGGTGCGATTGTCTGTGGTGACGTGCAGGACGGCATCGTCCAGCCGATTGGCAGGCCCATTAAGGCTTCCACCCAACGAGGATTGAGTTTGGCTCCCTTGTTGCCAATCGCCTCCATTTGGTTGTTCAGCGATTGTGTGCGAGCGCGATCCCCGAAGTGCTCGCCGTGCGCTCCCTTCCAATCTCTCGCATTGGGAGTCATCCATGGGCGTTGCAACTCCAAGCCCACAATCTTCGGTAGGCCCGCTTGCTTGCTGTTCACCTCGCACATGACATTCTGCTTGTTCGCATCGTTGGCTGCCGGCGTGCCCCATTGCATCACGTCCTTGGTCAGATCCTTGCCAGTCATTCCCGGCGTGTAGCGCCTGCCTAGCTTTGCCTCCGTTGCTCGCGGCGTTGCCCAAGACAACCCTTGGCGGCTCCCAAGCGAACTGCTGCTCGCCGGGGCGGCTTGGCCATGCAGTTGCTCCCGCAAGACAACCTCCTCCAGATAAAGCGGCACTGTGTTCTGGTTTGCATTGCGCTTCCGAAAGGCTGCGCACTTGGCCATCGTCTCCTCGCTGCGCACTCGGTTGGTCGCCGTGGCTGTCGGCCAATTCGCCGCATCCTTCACCACCGCAGTCGTCAGCGATTCCTGCGAACCCTTCATGCCCCGCGAGCGATCTTGAAAGCCCTGACGCACTTCGCTGGCGCAGACTGTCGGCCAGTTCGTCTCTGCTACCGCCATCCCCAGGCTGTAGCCTCTGGTTTTGCCAACCGATGGCGGCACAGTATTCGTTGAATCTTTCCAATCCCTGCCGTTGGTCGTGGGCCAAGATAAAGACCCGCTTCCGCTGGTGAGGCGCACCGCATTCACTCGCTGACGCCACGCCCCACGTCGTTCGGTAACCCATTCCTGCCAAGTCTTGCAGCACGTCGGGAAGCCCAAGGCTGATATGTCCCTCGACGTTTTCAGCGAAACAGACACTTGGTCGCATTGCAGCAATTCCGGCTGCGATAAACGGCCAAAGGTGTCGTGGGTCTTCAGCGCCGAGGCGCTTGCCGGCGGCTGAAAACGGCTGGCATGGATATCCGAAAGAAAGGATGTCCACGCGGCCGTGAAACTCGGACCATGGGAAGGTTTTAAGATCCGT